GACTTCTGAAAGTTTAATCTTCTCTATCATACCTTGCTACATTTAACGGGCGTCCTTTCTACGATGAAAATCGGCCCAATTTAACATTTTGTTTTTAATCACTATTCGTAAATAATATTCATTTAAAATCATTCCATCAAGTAGGCGTTAAAAAACCACCATTATTTCCCCAGGCATATGTATCTGAAATCATAAATGAAAAGCTACCGTCGTTAACTGACGAGTCATCAGATACCCATACATCAAAATATTCATATGACTGCTCTTTTAAGGTAGCTTTTGTAGGACTATTAGGACCGCCCGATACAGCACCTATGCCGGTTAGCATCACGATGTATTTATAGTGGTCCATTTTCCAGGACGATGGTATCTTTATGCGATAGTGTCCTTCTGCAATCCTTGAGACTGAAAGACTGGATCCATCATATGTAGTCGCCACAATGGTAGCTCCTGTGGATGTTCCTGTAACATACCCCTGTGCCAAAACACACGGAAATAAATCAATAGAACCATTGTACGGTGCATTCAGAATCATCCACATCTTATCAGCATCGGCAGTTCCAATCTTAACAACTTTCAACTGGACTTCCGTGTTACTACGCATTCTAAACTCTGTTAGCCCATGTGGCAGGAATTCACCATCAGGATAGATCTTGATGGTCGGACTTGGCGCGAGTCTCCCAGGCTTCACATAATAATACAGATTGAGTTCAGTTCCAGCATCCATATCCACAGCTCTTGGCAGTGACAATGTATGTGACTGCGTAGAAACTCCAAGGCAAGTAATATATCCGTTCATTCTTCCACGTACCTTAATAACTGTTTCCACATCAGGCTCCAAGGGGATGTTTAAATAAGGAGTATAAATACTTCCTCTGGCATCAAGACTCTTGCAGTATACTTTTCCAGTCAGAAAATCGAGCATTAGATTGGGACGGAATGCATTGGCTGAATTCATTGGATCGTTCGGATTAAAATCCTTGTATCCACCTTCCGTTTCTACAGCAGAGCCTGAAGCATCCTCTCCGTATTGTGAAAATTGATACTGTCCATAGAATACAGCACTTGCAAGCTTAGCAAAATTGGCCATCAAGATTTCCACATAAATAGCCTTATAGCCTTCAAACGGTATCCAGGTCGCTTTTGTACCATTGACAGCATAATCCTTTTGAGGATTATTGATATTTGATGGCATTCCCTGACCAACCCAGCTTGTGACTTGATTCATGACGTAATATATCCCATTGTACAAAACATAAGGAGCAATCAGATCCGTACAAAGATAAGTCACCGTCATACTATACTCACCTGCCGGTACTGGTAGTTGCCCTCTTTTGCCAGGCTCACCTTTTTTGGCAAACTTTACTGTTCTTGTTACACTTGCTATTCCCATACCTTCTCCTTTAAGACACAGTCTCAATATATACTGCCACATCTGTACCAGCTTGTTCACACATCGCATAAGTTACAGTAAAATTTGCCTGATTAGAAACACTCCCTAAAATTATACCTACACTATCAATAGCGGTAAAATTGAACTTCATATCCATCGCTTTTGTAGTAGTGCCACGCTTCACGACAATTGGAGCATAGACAACGGTGTCTCCCTCTTCTTCTATCGTTTCATCAGCCGGTGTAGGCATAGGAATGATTTCATAAGGATCGGAAGCGTCCATAACTCCTTGTATGTCCGTACCGATTTCCGTCCCATTCTGAGAAACCACACACTTGAAGTTTGAGTAACAATCAACCATATCACCCGTAACGGTCAACGTCTGAGTAGTCTTTCCGGAGAGTAAGGACCAGGCACCGCCAACTAACTTATACCATTTGTAGGTCAAATTAGAAGTAACGGTAACGCCTGCCTGGTATGTCATAGCTTTCAGAACACAGCTGCCTCCTTTTTCCGTAATGGTGAAATACTTAGCATCCCCCGCAGCAATAGTAACGAAATAAGGAGATCCGGTTGCCCGGCGGATGGGGATATTATATACTCCCTGTACCTTATCGGTCGTAGTGCCATATACAACAGTAGCCTCGGCTTTTATGGTGCAAGGTGCAGCTCCGGCGGCAACAACAAGGTTTTTCAAGATCTTTATGCCCCAATAGTCTTGTGTGCCGGCAGCATACGGAAGTTTACGAAAATGACCTGTCTCACCGTTGAATACATTGGTTGAAATGTTATTCGTAAAAGTGAGCTTTACACCATTGAAATACCAGTCAACGGCAGTCGGTACGGTCACACCTTCAGCAACACGGCTCGATGTCACGACAAACACCAACTGCGGCTGAGTTTGTGAGAAGTCCGGCACGATGGCACCAATAGCTCCAATCGAACCCTCAAACTCCTGGTACAAATCACCGGAAGGCGAATTAATGATTGTGGTGTAAGTTCCAGCCTTTGGCGAGAACTTTACACCTACTTGTTTGGTAGCAACACTCATAATAATTCTCCCTCGTTATTAGTTTCCAAACCGATAGATTCATCTTCAGTATCTGCCGGGGCGTCTTCCCCTTTAGATTGACACCATTCAGGTGTCGTTACCAAAATAGGATGATCAGTACCATCTATTTCGTCCTTTGCCACATTGGGAGTCAAAACAACTCCACCACAATAAGCAGCACGGGTAAAGATATCCTCACCGGGGAAGCGAAGAATATCAGCCTGCCACAATAGATAATTTCCATCCGCAGTTTTATTGCGGATAGCGGTTAATCCCATTTCACGGGCAACCAACTCTGTCACTTTGATATAATTAGCCATAGTTTTAATTGATTATTACTTCGTTATTATAGCTTTACCGTCATTGGTAGTTATAATCTTCTCATCAGTGACAGCAAGCAACTTATAGTTTCCTTTATCCACGACTTCGACACCAAGCAATCCGCTCGTAACATCAACTGCTGAGAGCTTTGGGGATTCTCCGGTACCGATGACCGTGTTATCTTTGTACCAGGTTGCACGCAACTCCTGCATGGCGTTTGAAATGATACCTTTCGGCCCGAACACTATAACTTTGGGTTGTACTACAGTTGTGCCGGGAGCTATGCGATTAGGTATATTGATGATATCATAATCGAACGGTGGCAAACGTCGAACAATCGTAGTAGTCGCAGATGAATCGGCATCTGTAGGAGACGCTGCCGGAGAACCGGTAGGAGAAAATGTAGCTTTACAGACATACGTTTGTTTTTCGCCCATCATATCCCTGTCAACAACAAGTACATTGTCATTAGCACTGATAATATCCATGTCAAGTTCATCAGATCCGGCAAGAGTCAATGTTCCATTTTCACGTAGCTTATACCAGAAGAATTTTCTTTTAGCAGTATCACCGGTATAGTCTGTTTCGCCGACCATCAGTTTGGCAGTTATTATCTGCTGGGCAGCATCTTCCCACGGGTTCCAGAGGTGAGTAGATTCACTATCAAGTGTCAATAATGGATTTGCATCTGTGGCATTGATACATTTAACCAGCTTCGTTCTTTTGAAAACAATTATCTGATTAGTACGCGAATCGAGATATTCAGCATAAAAATCTAACGTTATAGGATGTAGGAGAGCAGCATTCTTTTTAACCTTGATCTGACCCTTGTTCGTGCCATCCTGGGTTATTTCATAGCTATTATTGGTACTCTCGATAAGAGTCTTTTTGCCATTGATGATTTCATTCCATTTGAGATTTATCAATTTGGCATTGATATTATGCTCTTTGATAATTCCATCCCGGTCGATGACATCACACTGCGGTAACAAGACTAACGGGGTTAGAGTGTAGTCAGCTTCATAAACTCCCGTAGCTGCATCATACGTCTGTAATGAAGCGATTGAGCCGACCTCGTTTATTGCTACATGTACATGCAGCGGTTTATAGTTTATTTCTATTCTCTTACGTTTCATAAAGGAACCTCCATTTCATCAGAATGTATTTTTTGACCATCACGTAGTAATACCGTGGCTTTAAAGACACAATATCCAATTTTGGGAAAATTGCTCCCAAGATCATCACGATGTATTATCAATTTTTTGCCAGTATCGGCGTGCTTTACTGCCCAAGCATTATCCTCTGTCACATTTTCACTATTGCGAGTCCACTCAATATCAATATCCAAAATATGCTCTGTCACATCCCGGTTATAAATCTGACCGCTAATTTCGAGTGTAGTCAATTCGTCTATAAGGTTACCATCTTTATCTAGTTGATCAAAGTTTAGGAACCATCCGTTTGTTGACTCAATATCTATGCTAAAATTCGGATTACCCTCGATCATAGCCCAACCAGTAGAACCGTAGCGTGGCTCATCCAAGGTAACATTTATGAGACATTGCCAACGGCAGCCGTAATGCCACACGGTATCCGCTGAAGTGGAAGACACAGAATAGGGTTTATCAGAAGCTGCGACCTCAGCACTCCAGTTTCCACGATCCACAAGCGAAACGACAGGAATTCCTTGTTTATCTACGCGCAACAAATCCTGTATAACAGCTCCACGGCAGTGTATATAGCTATGGCGATAGCTGATAGGCAGGTTATCAAACAATGACAGTTGTTTGAGTTTACCGACAATAATAGCGTAGTTATATTCCTCCAAAATTGGTTTTGTAACACCATCCAACATACAGATACATTTCTCACGGGATGATAGATACCAGTACGATTGACGGTCTTCATTCACGGGGTTGCCACGATGAGATAATATCATTAGTGGTTCTGGAGGATAATTCTTGCCACCGGGTACTTCATTATCCGGATACATAACAGCATTGATAGTGTTAGCTGATGTATCGACATGTAGAACACGCAACCATGAAGTGTAATAATCGCCACCTCCGGAAGCGAGATTGTTGACTACCCCATAGACTACATCATTTTCAGCCAATGCTGTGAAGTCATTCTCCCAACGCTTACGAAGCTTTAATTGATAAGTACCATCATTCATCAATGTTACGCTTTCAATCGAACCTGACTCGGAAAACGAATAGTCTGACTCCATAGCTGACAGTCGATTGAAGATCACCTCTAAAACGGTCAGCGATGACCGCAACTCCATGCGGTCAGCCTGTATTCGTCCATCTTCTGCGATTATGCCCTTACCCGCTATCAATGAATCAATGATGCTTTCGCCTACCGTTAATTTGCTCAAAGCCTTAATAGGCCCTTTTACTATGATGTCTTTCAAGAAAGTGATTATACCTTCTGCATAATCATCATTCTTTTTGCTGATAAACTTGTCTCCTAACCCTTCATTGTTTGCCTTAATCGCCTTATCAATCTCGGCAAGTATTCTCAACGCAGAAAAGGTGTTCCTATCGGTAGGAACAACAGTATCATTGAGCTTTATCAAATAAACATACCCCTCCCCGCCTCCCCCTGTTTCACCACCTTCTTCTTCACCACCTTCAGGGAAATCAACATCTATATTGTCAACCATACCCTGTAAAGACACTTTGAAAATATAGCTCTTCAATGACACAATTTCCTGAGTCATTTCCGGCACACTATTTCCCTTACGGACAAATCGCACACCATTGAAATACACGTTCGAGCAACACAGTATCCGATTCAGATGCTCTGCAAACCAGACAGGACACCCCTCAGCATTACCAAGGGTAAACTTCTTCTGCGTACTCTCTACTGCAAAAAGTTCAACGATATTTCCATTAGAAATTTCAAACTGCTCATTGTTGACGGCAAATGTCCAATCATCATCTTTAAAGCCGCCAGGTGCACGGAATTCAAAATAAAACTGCTCTTCACCATTCCAGAATATGCAATCATTCCTCTGCTTATTACTACGCATAGAGTAGCGAATGAGAGTAGTCTTATCCAACTCGTGCTCATCATCCGTAACTTTGAAAACATTGCATTCTTGATCGCCTACAGAAATTGAATAATAACCAGGTGCCAGCCCGGTAATCGTTGAATGAAAGACTGTAGAACCATCTTTCAAAGAAAAGAATTGAAACTCAATTTCCCTGCTGGTACCATCAACATGATTTTTCAGTAAGCCATTCATCTTATACTCAGTAGTGGTAATAACCTCTATGAATATGTTATCGGTAGGTGCAAACAACTGTATGTACCTACTCTCAGCCCCGAATTTATCAGAGGATGGACTAAAGAAAAGTGGAGTAAATGGTGATATCTTTATCATAACTAACCAATACTTTTAATTTGCAGATTATAATCAACCCCTTCATAGTGCCCAATCTTGTATTTTAGCTCGTTTATGAAGCAAGTATATAACAGGCTATTCCTATCAACCTCGACCAGTGCATTCACATCCGATGGTATTCCACCGTCAGCAGTATTAATACTCAGAGTACTCACGGTAAACAAAGGATCTGTTAGTTCAATATCCGAGTTCTCGGCAACATCATTAATCCGAATATCACTGTTACCTGATGAAGAAGCAAAGCGTAATGACTTGACAAATGAACCGATGTATTCCTTATTAGCTTCGATGATAGAACGAGGTGAGAACATGGCATTGAACATGGTTGATGATGAAATTATTCCAGATACTTTATACCCTTCTCGTACAAGCTCATAAGATTCAGCATTTTCTTTTAAATGGGCCCCGACAAAGAAAGTATCATTGTCACTCTCATTATCAGTTGTATCTTTACCACGCTTACTTACCAAAAATTCGATTCCGTAAGGATCTGCACGAAGAGGACTTATCAGTTCAAGGGCCTTATCAGTGATGGTTATCCCAGTGTCATACTCGTTCGTAAAATGGAACTCATCGCGCCCGTTAATGCTGTCATAGTCTTGTTTATCGTAACCGACTCTCAGTAAAGAGTAAATAAGCGATGAGTTCACTTTTACCTTAAAATCCATTCCAGTATAGCTTATTCGCTTTTGTACTTCAGAATGAAACAAAGAAGTGCGCTTCTTAAAAACGACTTTATTTTCTGCGATATCCGGTACATAGCCGTAGACAACCTCCATCCAATCTGAGAAATGCTTGAAGGAAGTATATATTTTAGCCCCATCCAAGCCTCTGGCACTCTCTGCCGCCATTATCACAGTGGAGGATAGCCGAGTATCATCTTCATATTCTATTTCGCCTACATAGCCCTCATTTTCTTCATTTATGCTCTTCAATAAGCGGTTAAGAAGCACATCGGGCTTTATGACATCAATACGTTCTGATTGCATTTTTGCCATGTAATAAACAGACATTTTAAAATTCTCAATCTTGATTCTTACCCCAGCTTCAGTATTAAGGTAGATTCTATAAACCATACCTATTTTCCCTGATTCATTCTTTGCCGGATCTACCAATACAAGTTTTTTCTCTTCGACATGATAAACACTGCCAGCTTTAAGCCCACTCGTATGATATACACTGGTACTGGCTGTATCAGAGCCTACTTTCTTTTGTCCCTCGACATCAAATCGCCCAGTACCTGATGAAATGGTTATATCACAGCTCAAATCCATGTATAAGCCATGTGGAGGTAAAGCAAACAATTTCATGAAAACACCTTTAGTATTGCCATAATAAGCACCATCAGATTCATGGTACGGTGTTATAAAATCACCGACATACACTTCTGGATTAGTATCTACAACATAGACATCAATATTCGTATTAGCCTGAGACGTACCAGAAGGATATATATATTCATCGTTATCAATGTCGAAGTTAAATGTATTCAGCATCAATAAACGATCATAATTGAGAGTCTTTTCTTCCTTTAATTCACTTACAAGATATTCGTACTGAGTGCTCTTCTTTGCCTTAATCTTAGCAGCAAGAGTACTATCTATAGCATTGATATAGACAATACTATCATCATATTCCAATGAGCCAAAATCCAGATAACTACCAAAGAGATACCTTTTACTCTTATCGTTATCAATAGTATATATCTCTATCTGAGCATTAGCGTTCAAATAGTTGGTCCGGTATTCATTAAGTAAAAGGTTATATGCTTTCCCAGCAAACTCAAATTTTGAACTGAATGAACGGATAATCCCACTGAAATCATTTCGTTTCAGTGAGATATTAATCTCATCCCAATTACTAATGCAATCCTCATTAATAATATGAGCCGTACCATTGATGATTAGAATATATCTGTTCATACATTTTCCTTTGCAGCGAATATATAGAAAATGCTAACCGACAAATAGGTTAGCATTTATCTTGACATTATATAATTGTGACAAAAACGGTACAATCAAGTTATAATCAACACATTACAACAGGCACAAATTAAAGGGGGAATTTACTTGCCGCCTCTCTCTAAAGATAAAGAGAGGCAAACTTCTTTTAATGTTTCGAGCTTGGCAGATTCTGAATCTATCTTAGATAGACAGCTATTCAACCGATTAGTAAGCAGCTTTATCTCGGTGATTTTATTAATCTCATCAGAATGATTATCAAGATATACTTGAGTATCAGTAAGCGCTGTTTTGACTTCTGCAATAAGAGTTGAAATATCTTGTGTACTCTTTTCTTTTCTCATTGTATAGTATTCTAATACATCCATAATTATAAATTCTTTGATTATTATTTACTATAAAGATAACGTTTTTGAGCGTAATTAGCAATCTGATTAATAGCCATTTGCACCACATAAACGGTATTTAACTTAGCCCAACTCACGCCTCAATATTTCTCTGCCAAAAGAGATACGGCTACGTACTGTAGTAGTAGGAATATTAAGTAACCGGCTTATCTCATCATAGGAATAACCCTTAGCATATAATAAGACACACTCTATACAACATGATTTAAACGCACATTGCCGGATTACCGATAAGATTTCATGGAATAAAGCCCTTTCTGATGCTAAGCGTAGAGACACAACTTGACAAACATCATCATAGTCAACAAAGCGAATGATAGATTTGCGGTTATAGTTGGTTATATAAGTGTTTTGCATAATCACTTCGCACCAGGGTTTCAATGGTCTGCCACTCTCGAACTTGTCTTTGTTCAGCAAGGCTTTATAAACTGTATCATTCGCCAGATCCTCGGCATCTTGTATAGACCAACAATACTTTCTTGCAACCTTTACGATCCAGGGATAGAGCAAAGCAATTTCCTTCTCAAAGTCCATATTCATTCCTCCTCACAATGCGCATGGTAACTTCACCAGCCATGCTTTGTTCTACAAATTCTCGCTGTCTGACACTCTGCTCGTATAAATCATTGGCAGACTGCTCCAAAGACTCTATGAGTCTATCAACAGAAGGTTTGGAGGAAACAAGGTCCTTTACTTCGGACAATTCAAGAATTATCCGATTACATTTACTCTCAATAGAGTTTAGTTTTTGTAACAGCTTGCAATAACCTAAATGGTCAATGCCGCATTTAATGCTTGTTTTTTGCATAAGAAAACTCATTAGTAGTTCGTAAAAAGAATTACTAATGAGTTCATCAAAAGTCCGATAGCATTAAAAAAAATATTTATGCTATCTAAATGTTCCCCTCTTATTCATTATGTCAACATTCACCTGGTTTACAATATTGGCATACACAGCAGCATTAATCTGATGCATATCAATGTGCATTTTGATGTATGTCATAATAAATGCAATTTCTGAGTCATAATAAGAACGTATATCATCTGGCGAAGACTTCTCTTTAGTTTTCTCCGGATCTGCATTTACTTCCTCATTACGATGCTGTTCAAAGGTAGCATATCTCAGCAAATCAGCAACTCTATCTTTGAGGTTGTCATCGCTCACACCGGAAACATCCTCATCAATCATGGCAAGTAAGGAACGTATATCCTCATACGCCTGTTGCATAACAAGAGTGGTACATATCCGGAGAAAGAAGACTTTCATTTTACATTTTATCGCTTCTTCTTTTTTCGCAATAAAAGCTCTCATTCCTGATTTATCGGCAATAAAGCGATATGATGCGATAAGAGAATGAGCGCATCTTTCAAGCTCTTCTTTGTTAACTTGATCACCATCATCTAATAGCAAACAGTAATTGCCACACAGCAGTTCTATAAACTGCGCTAATGATATTTCATTCAATCTTGTTTTCATGAATTTCTCAATATGTATAAGTCAAATTCTCTTTTATAAGCCTCTCTCCTACGTTGTTTGATAGACTGTACCAACAGGTTGTTCGTCATATCCATCCGGCGTTCAAGACCGGAATAGTCGTTATAAACAGTAGTGCCAGCCCCACCCTTTTCACTGTTACGAAGGAAAGAGAACATCGGAGCAAAACTATTATTCTGCCAGTCAAGGGAACCGAAATCATCGACATCAGGAAAGACCTGAGCACCTTTCGGAAGATCTACAAGCATAGGGGTATCAGGAGTAATCCATGCCATCCCCTTATACATTACAACTTCACGTTTGCCGGCATCACCTACGAGAGCTTTTCCCCCAGGATGAGCACCGTCTTTCGTACCCTCTGCGTATGATGGTATAGGGGTAGCGGCAATAGTGGCAACTTGAATAGCTCCCATTGCTCCGACAATGGCAGCTAACACAAAATTAGGTAGCGATTTAGTAATCGCTAACGCTGTGGCGATACCGGCTTGCGCAATACTGGTAGCCTTATCCCAGATAGCTTGTTTCCGGGCCAACTCTTGTTTTTTCTTCTCCAATTCACGGTTCTTTGCCTCCGTTTTTTCTTTAGCAGCACGCTTCTTAACCTCAGCCTCTTCCTCTGTGAGAAGACCATACTCGACTTTTTTCTCAATTCTCTCAATATCCTGATCGTAGGCATCATTGTTAGCGTCCTGCTCATCTTCAATCTTGGTTATCTGGCCATCGTAAACAGTTGCAATGAGATCTCCAATACTTCCTATTGCCTGTTGAGCAGTCTGCAACCAATCTTGCAGGCTACGCATTCTATCTTTATGAGATTTTTCGTCAGCCTTAGTTACTTTCTCAATAGCGGCAATCTCAGCCTCAGCCTCTTTCTGAGCAAGCTCAGCTTTCAACTTTTGGAGCTCTTCAGCAATCTTTGCCCTATCATCAGAACTAAGGTTATCTGTTTTAAGTTCCAATTCCAGGGCATCAATGGCAGCTTCGTTCGACTTCCGGACATAATCTAATGTAAGTTGGTATTCCTGCTCGGCATATTCCCTCTGAGTAATTTTCTTTTCTGCAAGTTGTTTTTTCAAAGAGAGCATGTCAGCTTGATAGGTCTGGTCACGAATGATTTGTTCGGCTGCCGCATTCTCTGCAATAAACTGTATCTGATAAGCGGCATTCTCTTCAAGTATCAGTTGCTTCTTATTGCTATATTTTTGATCGATGGCAAACACATCCTCACCTGTCTTTTCTGCCGCATCAATCTCAGCTTCACACTGTAAATCCAGTTGCCGGAGCTTCAATGCAAGTTCTTCCTTTGAGCCCTTCTGAACTACTTCAAGAGAATTGGCAATGTCTTGCTTTTCACGGTTGGCGTTATACTGGATGGAGAAACGCTGAATAGCATTTTGCATCTCTTTAGCCAGGTTCTCCCGAGTAGCAATTTCTTCTTTACTATAACCTTTGACTGCGGCTATCTTTTTAGAATATTCAAGACCAATCTTTTTCAATTCTTTATCTAAGCCCTCATTCATCAAAGCAAGTATGGAATCCTGATAAGACTCTTGGATCTTTCTCTTTTCAGCAGCCGCCTTCTCTAATTCACGCTTTTCTTTTTCTGTCAGGACTTTGGTCGTTTCTACTTTTTCTGTATGCTCCTTTACATAATCGCTTTCATAAGCATCTACATTTTCAAGGACATACCTATATTTTTCTGCATTCTTTTCCGCTTCAGTCCAAAGTCCAAATTGAAAATCACGTTGCTTATTATAAGTCGACATTGAAGTTCCTGATTGAGCACGAGTAAACATATTACTCTTTTGCATGGCTTCAGTAACTTTTCGATAAGAAAATTCAGCTTCATCTGCAACCTCAGAATATTTCTTAATCTCAGAATTAAGATACTCCTTTTTCTCCTCAACAGCCTTCTTAAACGCTTCTTGAGAATCCATACCGCTATCCATATAGCCTTGCCATGCTTCCTTTATTTCATTGATATAACGTTCTTCAATTTTAAATTCAGAAGCTATTTCACGCTGACCTCTTAGGGCTTCCTGCATAGCTTCAGTCTCTTTATCTTCAAGGGATTTAAAATCATCAGCAATATTACGAACTCCACGCGCTAAGAAGTCAAGCACACTCTTCATCGTTCCTTTGGAATTAGAGAATGTCAACATCAAAGCCTCCCATGCAGAAGACAGAGAAGCTATTGAACCTTTGACATTATCTTCCATAGTATGAGCCATACCAGCAAGTTCTTCATCAACACCGGTTATTTGCTCTCTCAAAGGAACAAGTTTATCTGCCGATGTAAGGAAAGCATTAAAAGCTGAAACACTACGTTTATCTGTTAATTCAAGAGTAGTATTCAGATCCACCCCCCTATCACGCAATGTTTTTAATCCATCTACAAGATCCGGCAAAGTCTTCACAGGTTTACCCAATGCCAAAGCGAGTTTTCCAGAACCATCAGCAAGATTCAATAGAATATTTCTCGTTGCAGTAGCAGACATTGAAGCATCAAAACCAGCATCAGCCAACTTTCCAAGCAAAGCAAGAGTATCTTCTATCGTGAAATTAAATGATTTCGCTACAGGTCCAACAATTGGTAAGGCAGTAGCAAGATAATTGAATGATAAAGCACTTTTTGTAGTCGCTACTGCCATAGCTGAAACATACCGTTCAGTCTCTCTTGTATCAGCATCAAACATTCTCAATGCTGCACCAGACAAAGCGGCTGCTTCACCCAGTTCAGCACCAGTTGCCTGGGCAAAACGTAAAACAGACTCAGTGGCTTGCAGAACTTCCTTTCGGGTAAAACCAAGTTTAGCCAACTCTATTTGTAATTCTGTTGCCTCAGATGCCGTGTACTTTGTCATAGCTCCCAGACGTTTTGCATCTGCTGTCAATTCCTTGATGTTGTCAGAAGTAGTTCCCAAAATCGCTGCTAAGCGGCTATTAGCAAACTCAAACTCAACAATACTGCCAACCCCTTCACGTAATTTTGTGAACAAAGCAACTATACCATTGATAACAGCTTGTCCGCCAACATACCCGGCAACAATGTTTTTCATCCCATCGTGCACCTTATTTAAACCGGGAGACAACTGAGAACTAAGTGCTTTACCTGCATTACTTGCAATAGTTCCGAAATTCTGTAGCCTGTTATTTCCTTTTTCGATTTCAAGAATTGCAAGTTTCACCTCCTCACGATATGCACCAACAGTTAATTTCTGCCGTGTTTGTGCATCAGAGTTCTTCTTGGAATAATTGGAATTGGTATCGATCGTAGAATTAAGCCGTGCCAATATGGTGATGTAGTCTGCATCTGTATCCCGTAGAAGTTTAACAGCCTGCCTTAATTGTTTATTGGCTGTCTCAGCCTCTATAATACTGTGCACCTCCCGATTAGTAAGAGTAATGGCATCCTTAATTATACGAAGCCTTTCCTCCTCGCTTATATTGGCATTTCTTCTTGTGCTATTACCAGAGTTCTGCGCCTTTGTAGCGGCCAACTCCGCTTTTGCTACCTTTTCCAGTGCAGCGGCATTCTTTGCATTGGCATCAGCAAGTTGCTTCATATCTTTGGCTGATAAATCACTTGCTGATGCTTGCTTTTGCAAATTATCTGCGACCTCCTGAAGCACTTTCTTTTGCTTATCAAGAGTCACATTAAATTCAGTGTTCGTTTTCTCTGCAGTCGCTACCTGAGCAGAATACAATGCAAATAACTTGTCAAGCTCTTTAGGAGTCTCTATCTCCATTTTAATGCCTTTGGCAAGCTCTTTTGCCACATCGACATAGGTATTCTTTATCTTGATCAACTTTACATCGCACTGATCAAGTGCTTCAAGTTCACCAGCCTTTATTAAACCACTTATTCCAAATTCTCCCATCACAAATAATGTCTAAATTCGACAATTTCACCATCTATCTCACTATCTGCCTTATCGAAGCCATACATACCATCCCGTCTTTTATACACTGCATAGATGCACTGTTCTAACATGGCAGCCTTTCGTGCAAGCTCACTTACATGAGCATACTCGCACATAATTTTTTTGTTATCACAACCGCAACTCATCTGTAACCGCTATTAGCTATGAATTTTTCCAGCCAGGGGCGAAGAATACGCTCAGAGAAGTATTTCTTTGCGGTATCACCAAGCTCTAAGATTTCACTACCGTACTTCTTTTCAATGTCCGGGCCCTCATTGAAACCAATAGTCTTTATCTCCATGACTTCACCGGATAACCGCGCTTGTATGCTATCATGAAACTTACCAGTTATGTACAAGTTGGGAACTTCCACCGGACGCGATGGCAGGAATAGAACTTCTGACTCAATCGGTGGGGTAATTTCATTCTTCCACTTCTTGTAGCTCTTTGCCCGATGAAACCAAAGTCCAGGCTCATTAAAGTACGGATCATTATCATAATCCGGACTAAGCAACCTATCCTTTCCATTCATACCACTGTAAAGCTGTTCACGTACCAAAGACTCGATAACATTACTGTTATCCTCCATGCACGCAAGACATTCTCTTTTGATACCGGTATTAATCTTATGGATCACTTCATATACTTCATCTATACTGGCCATACCTTTAAAGAAAAAGGGGGATGTGAAATCCCTCATCCCCCTTGTTTATCACTCTTTTACCTCTTTAGCCTTAACCTTTCCTTTCTTAATCAGATCGTAAGTATCAGAAAGCATTTTATTACGATCATCCTCCGGACGGTCTTGCCAAATAACCGGCATATGCTTATCAATGAAGTCGGACTTCTTCATTGCCTTTACTGCCGGCTCAATAAAGGTCACACCTTCAATGATCATGCTGATACCCCCTCAATGTATTTAATACCATTCTCATACAATACTGAAGGAGCTTTAAGGGAGACAGTATCTCCGCCACCAGCAGGCACCACCGTAAGAATTCCATCTGCATAAGTAGCCGATGTAGCACCGTTCAAAACTTCGGCAGCGGCTTTAGCTATGGCTCCACCGTGCAAAGGTGTAAGGTCATACCCTCCGATTTTCTCAATCAACTTGTACTTGTTCGATTCCTTACTGACAAGTTCTACTTCTGTAAGGCCTTTGAGTCCGTTCTTAATATTAAAATCAAGTTTGATGAAATCAACGTTCATCAACAGATCCTCAATATCAGTATGGCAGAAGCTGACTGTCATAGTTGATTTTGAAGAGCTTGTAGAGAAGGGAGTTACAGTAGGATAAATCGTTGACATCGGCATACCTGCAAGCACGTCTGTGCCATCATTATACCCATACAAGAACTTATCATCATAGAAATAGACATCCCACTCCTTTGTAGCAGATTGCAGCAGCTTAGCATTAAGCGTTTCGTCAAACTTTGGCAAAGTGAATGTTTCCGTTTCTGCACTCATCCCATTGTATTGACTTGGCCCGTAGCCGACTGCGTTCACCTGGGGTTCACCGCCATTCTTCGCATATTCTACAAATGAAGGAATCGGATACACTCTACCCGGACGGTCTGCATGACACAGTTCTTCAAGTGCATCTTTTGTTAATTCAGCAGGTAATTTCTGACCTTTCTCAACAATGATACAGCCCTTTACTCTGCCCCAATCAATCTGACATGTAGAGCCGCCAGTATTAAACAACGCACTCTCACAGGTTCTAATCTTTCTCATTTTATCTACAAATTGGATTATTAATAGTAATTTCCATACTTTTTATATTTATGGCGTCTATAGGTTCACTTACTGCATCGCCTTTTTCCGTGTAAGCTCCATATCTGCCATAAGAATAGTTTTCTGAATAACCATGATTCACTTTTCCATAACCCCAATCAAACCTATCATCTTCTAACAGAACTTCAATCAACCGGTTATAAATCGGACGAAGAATATTCTTGAATGACGTTTCATGACGTTTCTCATTACTCCACTCATTGTTGGAGGAACAAGCTATTATCAACGACACCTTTGCTTTTGCGAAGTAATCTATGCTATTCCTTTCCTCAGTGATCGGGCAGAACAAGGCTATTAATGGAAACTTTGAAGGTGAAGTATTATCTGACTTTGTGGTTGTGTCCAGCATGTCCTTAACATACTGGCCACTTCCAAATACAAAGTTGATCGGTAGATTCTTAATAACCTTCTTAGCACCTTTACTATCAGTATAGATAACTTCAAGTTCTTCCGGAATCTTCTTTACCACATCAGCGAATATGTCTATGATATCGGTATCTGTCATAAATTGAAAGTATTGATAGGGGTTAATAAATTGCTGTCGATGCTTACAGTAAAAGGACAATCTTTTGAAGAGGCCCACCTCACGAACTCCCGATTCTTCTTTACCATATCGTTCCAAGTGCTAACTTGCCTTTGGAAAGGCGAGACATAGGTATTGTCACTCTTTAAGCGTACAAGCCCTTTGATAGTTGCCTGTGTATTAGCATCTCGAAGAATATGGAAGAATACATAGTTTGCATATGAATCACGTATGCGTTTGCATAATGACTCATATTTGGATTCTGAGACTGAGGCAGATTCTTCGTTCTTATTTTCCTCGGTTTCCTCTTCCTCCTGCTCAATCAATTCCAGGTAATCAGTAACTTCACGAGAAAGTTTACTTCCCAACATACCAGAAAGAAATTGCGACTGGTACTCCTTTATGTACGCCACTATCATATCATTCACGGCAATGGAGTCTTGCGAGGGAAGTTCTGCCAATGTCGCATTAGCAATATGCCTCGGACCGGAGAGGAAATATGAAACATCAATCAACATAACTATTCAGTTTTACGGGTAACCGGGCGCCCTCTTTTCTTCTCTTCTACATTGACAGTCTTATCATCAGACGTTACCGAGTCTTTAGAGTCTTCAGTAGTAAGATCCTTAGAGTCACTTACAGGCAACTCCTTCTTGTCTTCAGCAATAGCTTCAAGCTCCATTGCACGGGCCAGCAAGCCTTCGCATTCAGTAGTCAGAGAGGCTACAAGAGCGTCCTTCTCATTCAGAGTAGCTTCAAGTTTAGAGACTTGAGATTTCAAGTCATCATTTTCCTTGGTAAGAATAGCAACTTTCTCTACGTTCTCCTTAACTGAGGCATTTAGTTTAGAAAGTTCTTCTTCGACAGCTTTCCTGGCTTCTTCCATTGTGATCATCCCGCTTTCGGAAACCGGGATGAACTTAATCAATCCCCGATTTACACGAACACGGTTTTCTCTTATCACTCTGTCCAGGTCTTTTTCATTTCCGGTAAGAATGTGTCCTGTCATAAACTTATGCTTTTTTGATTGCTGCCAAGACATCATCCAAATCACCATAAGCAAAAGCCCACGGCATATAAACAGGCATCATCACTTCTTCCTGGATCATGACAGTTGTCATGTTCTTCAATTTGGTATTGACGTCATCAGCAAACTCAATAGAGAGTGCGGTATAATCGACCAATGAAGCACCGTTCAACAAGTCACCGGCAAAATATTTACCTACTCCAATGGCATTACACTCAATAATAGGAACACTGCCTATTAATTTGTGCCCGTTTACCTCAGTAATCAGGTCTAAATCACGCCCCATGCTGTCTTTCGCAGTAGAGATAGTGAATACCGTTGAAGGATGCAGCACAAAAGCATTGGGAGCATACTGCCCAAAGTTAAGGACAGCAAAAATAGCGTTGGCAGCATCTTTGTAATTCGGATCCTCAACAGAGCCGAACATGCCACTTTTCACGGTACCGGTCATTGCAGCAATCGAAGTTTCAGTATCTTGATACTCAAAATCAATGGCAAACTTACGATCCGTCATTTTGTGAATCACAAAAGTTGCGTTCAAACCGGTTTCCACAGTAGCACCAGCAAGTGTAACCTTCATCTTGTCGATAATCTTATCGCTAGGTTTAGTCAGGGTTACAATGGTCTGTTTGTTATCAGTAGATTCCAAAGATTCAATAGAACCTGCTGTAAGTGTTAAAATAGTTCCAGCTATGAACTTAGAGACACATTCCACACCTTCATAAGTGGTGATACCCTTCAAGTTGTCACCACTACCATCACCAAACATTATCTGGTAGTTTTCTGCATTCTTCACCCACAGAGGCAAACGGTTCAAGATGAAAGAGACAATATATCTTTTAGCCTTAATCAGACGTTTGGAAAGATTCATGTGAGTACCGATACGCTTAACGTTCGTAAACTCTTCCTTGAATTTCAGAGAAGATTCAGCAAGCATACCATTTTCAGAAACAACCAGGACATTTCGGTCAAAGTCTACTACTTGTTCATAGGAAAGAGTTAAGGCAGTAGGATCACCCTGCTCAACCATCATCAAATCACGCAGATTGAATCTCTGCTCATTGACAGAAGTTACAACACGTCCTGTAAACCGGTTATTACTCAAAGGAGTGTTTGTATTATCTGTTACTGAAACAATGTCTTTTAAGTCAAGTGTCATTGTTCCAGACGTCTTTGCACGCTGGCTGAAATAGTCCTGACATGCAGGAGTATCCAAAAATTCATCTACAGCCTTCTCAATAGCATTAACAGAAGTCATTCTACCGCCATTATTTTTAATCTTATCAAAAGCCTCGGCAAGAGCTGTGACCTTTTCAGATTGTTCCTTATACGACTGCTGGATTTCTGCAAAATTTGGAAGCCCTTTCAATGTGTCAGCAATTGAAGTGGAAATTTCTTTGAATTTGTTTTCGATGTCTTCTTTTGTCATCATACCACCCATAAATTGTTCACACACCTCTTTGCACTTCAACTGAATACTACCAAGCAAAGACTTTTCTTCATTGGTTAAGTCCTTTTCTTCTTTGGCAAACCCAATCAAAGAGATAGGAGCTGCCATAATAAGACCGCCTTCGCATCCAGTACCACAGAAATAGGTGATTGCACACACAACAGCCACAAGGGCAAACATCAACAGGGATTTGTATTTCCCCACATTCTGAATAAATTTCTTCATTTTCTTATTAAATTTTAATTATACAAGGTTGCACAATTTAGCAGCGAGTGAGAGATTCGTTTCGTGCTTCTCCTTTCCCTCTTCTTCTGTATTCTGGTGGGTGTCATCAGACGGCGCACCAGAAACATCAGATTTGGTATCTGCTACCTTGGCTATCATAGTTCTATATACTCGGCTCCAGCAATGAGGACAACGAACATAGCTGACCATGTCCTCAATACTCTTCACTTGCAAATCATCTTTCATGCTCTTATGAGCATCAAGAACTGCAAGTACCTGAGTGCGAATTTCAGGTTTTAACTTATCCATTTCCTCTCTTACAACCCCGTCAACAATCCACCGCTGATACATGGCTGCAAGGTCGAGAACCTGATTGCTGAATGTACATTCAGCCTGTTGGTCATAATCAAAGCTATGCCCACACTCCGGACAAGTGACCATAGTAGATTCACCTGTAAGAGCTTTTGTTATTAATCCTAATTTCATATCCAAATCGTTTAAGCGTTCATCTGAATAGCGCATTGTTAAGGCTTTCTGAATAAGTTCTAAAGAAGCCGTTAACTTGGCACGCTGGGTATTAAGAGAATCATCACTTTTTATTCCAACCAAAAAAGTTTGAGGGTTAGCCCCCCAAGCCTGCAATGTAGATGCTTCACCCAGAAACCATTCTTTTACTAAAGCTGGATTATCTACATCTCTGCGTATAGCCTTAACTCCAATAGAATGTTCAAGTGTCTTACCGCACTCAGCATACAGCTTATAATCCTCAAAGGTTTCCTTTCCAATTTGCTTATTCAGATTCATCTTGGAAACGATGATAAGATTCATATTCTCTTCTCGTGCCTCGATGGGGCAACCAATAAGCTTTGTCTTATCATGATCCAGTAAATGTTTCCCTCGCCTCAAGAAAAACTCATTAATGGTCTTATCAAAAGAGCCACTATCTGAGATATCTCCCTGAGTGTCTTTAACACCGATACCGTTAACGGCTATCGTAACAATACCCTTCTCTTCATCAACATCATTTGCCTTCGTCTTCAGTTGAAGGCTTCTCAACTCCTTGTCCATTGTTACTCATTGTTTTAGTTATACTTAAAATAGATTTAACTATCTCTTTTTCACTATCATTCATCTCATACAAGAGTTTATCAAATAAGGGAATGCCTACCCTACTCTCCCCTATCCGGGCTCGGTAATCATTAAGAGTGATTACTCCATTCGTAAACTCAGACATTGCGCGTTCAGATGCTATTTTATTAACTTCTTCACTTTCCTTCTTACCTTCATGGAGACAATCAACATGGCTAAAATCAACATCAATGTATAGGCCGTCCTTGTCAAATCCTAACATTTGAGTCACTTCAGCGCTAAAACGTTGGGCCATAGGAATAACCTTTGATGTGTAGACACCTTTCTCTGCAGTCTTCTGGTTATTAAAAGTACTACGGTCTTTACGAGGTACTAATTCGGCAGGAATACCTAAAGCACCAGCAATCATAATTGCATCGTTAAGAGTCTCTTCAAATGGTTGTAGTTCTTGAATGCTTAATGAAGTACGAATGAAGTCTACAGGAACGCCGCTAATTGCATAAGGAAACTGATCATCACCAACGCCATAACTTTTATCATATTCTTCACGAAGATTCTTCTTATCCTCAGGAGTCATAGCAATAGTACCCGTATCATCCTTCATAGCGGACACAATCAAACCAATAGCACCACGCTTGACATAAATAATGTTCCTGGCTTTATATACTGGAATGAGATTATCAATAGCCATTTTGACAGACAAAAGCTTTGAACGCCCCTTGATAAAATCTTGATTACAACATTCAATATTACCATCGTGATCGTGAAATATGATATCAGGGCTCATCTGCTCGGTATAGTTCATACCATACTGCAACTGATAATAGTCTATAATATCACTTTTCTCTGCGGCACCAAAAAGCGGCATATATGTTTTTAAAACAATCTTCACCTTATCCGGAGGAAGTACCCAATAGTTACGGCAGCGCTTATATATGGGGGTACGCAAAGTGTTGAAGGCTTCGGGTACTACACATTTAATGTAACTATTACCAGTGGCCAGCTTATAGACGAAGTGCATATACACCAGTTTCTGCCAAGAACTGAGACAATTTGGACGGTCTATCAAAGAATTAAAGGCTTCATTATTCCATACCACAGAATCATCCGAGGCTTTTTTCAGTAAGAATTTAGCGCCGGCAATCCTACTTGCAAGATAGTCGATGGGAAAAAAGACTTCTCCCACAGTACCAAATAAGGTTAGAAGATTGCAATCTGCTACATAAGGGCTAAATAGTTCCTCACTAACACGGAACCTTTTTTTCCCCATTGAGGATAAGATTTTACCTACCTCTTGTGCTACAACCTCAGAAATATCAGCACCTTTCTTTCTTGAAAATAAATTAAAAGCCATCTTGTTTCTGTTTTCGGCAAATATAGAGACAAGGCTTTCCCGTTTGAGTAAATTAAAAAATCTTGATATTCAAAAAACAAGCAAAATATGCAATTACAATCTCAATATCAACACTTTATAAGGGTCATTATTATAAGCGTTACTTTATAATGTAGTACGCCAATCCACTTAAAACTGTACTTGCTTCCTTATTTTCGCTATCCACATTGTAGTCAAGTACTCCATTTAGGAACAATCCGTATTCTTCAGATTCTTCAAGACGTTTCTCAGAAAGTAAAATGTTCTCTTTTATGTAGTCTGACGTAGCAGCAATTCGTTTATCAACGTCTACAAACTCTTTTGTAACTTTGACATTACTCAGATCATTTCTGAGCTCTTTCACCATTTGATAATAGGCGTTTGAGCACTCTACTATATAAGTTTTAGCATCATGCTGCTTAATAGCCGTCTTTATCTCTTCCAAAGAAAGTGTTTGCCGATAAACAACATCTACCAGATGCCACTTTTCACCACACTTGAACGCTTGAACAAGTAAGAAGTGCCCGTTGACATTGGGCATGACATAAACAATCTTATTACTATATTCATATTCAGTGCCAGGATTGTAGTATGAAAATGCCCCCTTGTTACCGTAGAGATTTCTCTTTCGCCGGTTGCTGAAAGCTGTGTACTCCTCATGGCATAAGTCAGCCACCACATAACGGAAAGTATCAGAAAGATGCCCGTGTTCTTCGTAAGTCTGCATGGTAATCTTATTCTTGACCTTTGTTTTAAGGATGGCACCGTTAGCGTCTTTCTGCACGCTCATGTAATCTTCAATAGAAACGGTACAGCTCTCATCAATGCCTATCTCGATGCCTGGCACTATTTCATCAAAGATAGCATTGATAAACTCACCAGTCATCGCTACACTGGGATTCTTGTTACCGACCTTATCCTCAATCTCGAAACCTTCTTTCTGCAAAGTGTCTATGAATAAGTCCATCCAGGAACGTTTCTCGTCGTCAATACTATTGGCATATTTCGTCGAAGCATCCCCATGCAGGTAAACCTTATCACAGTAGCCGATATCTTTCAAGTATTTACCAACGAGCTTAGAGGACTTCTTAACTGTGTTATTCGGACTTTCGGCACACGTCTCATGGAACTGCCAAATCTTAATACCGGCAGATAGATCAACCTGCCAGTATGAAACGCTGATGTAAGGAAGTACATTGTTATCTACTGATATATGAATAGGCAGGTCTTGGCGATACAGACGCTCACCTGAATGTTTGCCTCTATTGAACGATCCAAAGAATTCGCTCCCGGTACGAATGACACCCCATTCTCCGAGCGCGTAAATGTTGTAGTAATCCGGATCGTTCAAACGATCTTTCTCAAAATCGGCAATACATTGTTCATCATAATAGCCATAAGTCCCGTCCGGACTGCCAACAACCCAGAAATTATTCAGGTAGGTGGATTGGATAACCACCATGTCCGGAGCATGTTCTTCTATCTGCCTGGTCCTCGGATTCAAAATCGACTTCGTTGAGTTCATCCGGATGGATTTTACTTTTGTCAATTCCTCCGGCAATGCTTTCCCGGCAATTTCCACAGTCATAGGGACATCATGCCACTTTTCTGTGTCAAACAGCTTCTTCTTTATCCAACACGTTTCACTAACAGGGTTGAAAGTGCAGATAATTTGTTGACCGACTTTTCCACGCAGACGCTTACGTATCTGTTTTAAATCCGGCTCATCAAATTCGGACAATTCTTCGAGGTGCACTCGCTTGTAGTTAGATATACCCTTTATCTTCTCCGGATCATCAAGACCGGAGAAATCAATCTTTGCACCATTGTACAAACACTTAATCGTATTTTGCTGGAACCTAAAAAGATGATCTATTCCCAATCCTTTAGCCGCTACCTTATAGTCCTCATATATGGTTTTCTGTATAGAAGCTCCAACCTTACGCATGACCAAAGTATTCTCTCTATCCTGTAAAGTCTGTATGAGTATTGTCTGAGCAACACTATAGGACTTTCCAGACGAAGAACCGCCATATAAGATAATAAACCTGATGAGTATATCTTGTAGATATTTCAGCAGATAAAAGCCGTTAGGATTGAGTTTTTTATAATTTACGATCATTCTATATTGTTCTATAAGTCGGACGCCACAGATGAGAAAACACCCGAAATCGGCTATTTTATTGTCCTATACTTCCGATGCGCTGTCATCATCGAATCCAATGCGAAGCTCACCGGTTTTTCCTCCACTGTTAGTAAGGTCTATCTTAGTAGGCGCGTCCCATCCGTTCCAGGCACCAAGTAACCGGGCCGCCTCAGTCTTACCATTGAACTCATAAGAAACCTTCCCTTTAGAGTTCTGAATCTTTTTTAAAGCATTCCGGAGGCGCTTAGGTAATTGAGAGGGGCTTTTCATCATAACCTTACCTGTCTTCTCATCTACGATGTATAAATCACTGGGATCTGCAATGATAATATCCATGAGCACTTTTTCTACAGCTTCACGCTTCACCTCAGACTCTTTCGCCCTTTTCTCTTTTATCTCCTTTATCCTTAGAGCGACCTTAGGTTCTTTGAGTAATCTGCACGCAGTCACCCAAATACTCTCAGCTTTCATCTTTGCAGCATCATAAGCCATACGATACGCTTCACTTGCATTACCGTCTGTGTCAACGTAATAATGACAGAACTTCTCTTGTTTCAATGTTAATGCTTTCTCTTCACTCATAGCAACACATATTATAAATTCCTACAGAGAAAGAACTAATCAAAGCTACTCAACCTGTAGGAATAATTATGAAAGGCTTTTCATTTACAGAACTTTCTATTTCTCCGCCTCCGCATTTTTTTGAGGATCTTCCTTTCTCCGCCTGGCGAATACCTTTTCTATGCCTCTCTCAACTGGCATATAGGACAAAGGTACTAAATAGATACCCTGATTCACCTGTTGCTCCAAATTGTCAAATTCGCGTTTTTCTCCAACAAGCTCTATATCAACACTTTTGTAGTATTTTACCAGATTGGCAAAATGCAGTACCGTAACCGGTTCGACATTCGCTATGTTAATCAAAGGCTTATGGCAGCCAACGGCATAGATAAGCCCTTCAATCACATCATCTATGTAAGTAAAGCAACGGATGTTCTGGCCGTAATTGTACAGCTCCACTTTATCCCGAATCAACAGGCACCAGAGAAGAGTTCTATTACGAGGGTTCGGACCATACACATTATGAAGCCGAACACCAGTTGCATTCTTACAGTAGATAGATGCGTATTGCTCATCAAAATGCTTACTTATTCCGTACATCGAAGTGATGTTGCAAGGATTAGCTGTCGAAGAGCTTGCATATACAAGTTTCACATGATATCGCTCACATTCATCAGCGACTATCATAAAAGTATCAATGTTGTCTTTCCGGATCTGGGCCAAATCATCATTGAATACACTGGTTTGCGCTGCCAGGTGGAAAACACAAGCTACATCTCCATCTTTCAGGTACTCGCCGATGGTGGACGCCTCTTGCCCGGTCACACGGTCAATCTCGATTACTTCAACAGCACGTTTTCTTAATTCTTGGCAGAGCGCTTTGCCTATAAAGCCTACACTGCCGGTTACAATTATCTTCATTAATCTATATAAACTATTGCAATTTAAAATATTGTTCATTCGAACAGATTAGAGTGACTACTGATAAAAAATTATATCGTTATTAGCTTGGAACATTAATTTTAATTTTCTAATTTTGAAATGAAAACAGAAAAAACCTACATATTACTCATAAATTTTATATATTACGATAATAAGTAACTAATCATGTTTTATTATGGAAGATTATATTGACCCGAATAAAATAATAATCGAGAAGACGGTTGAAGCCCTTGTTAATAGAGGGATAAGTAAGATAATTAATATATTCGACAAGTATCATAAAAAACTAGTAGCCCAAGCTAAGACTAAATACAACCATACTGATTACGAATATTTTGTCAATTTATTTAATTTAGAAATTTCTGAAACTGAAGTATTGAAATCTATTTCATACAATTTGAGTACCTCTTCCAATTGGTCAAATGAAGTTACTTTCTCACACGCAATTACATCAAAATCCTTACAAAAAATATTTGTAGATATTGATTTATATTTATCACCACTTAAGTATCGTTTTGATTTGGAAGAGCAAACTCAAAAAATAAGTTCTAAAAATTTCGCTAGGAATTGGAAAAAAAATAAAATTATATATGGAGGTGCTGGAGCAGGAAAAACGACTTTATTAAAAAAGGTATATTTAAATTTTTCCAATATTAAGAAGGATTACAATTTTTCTTGTCCGATAATGATCCGTTTTAGGGAATTAGACTATGATAAACTTATAAAAAACAATTTTGGATTATTTAAAATTCTATCAGATACTTTAGGGATACATTTTAGCTTTCCAAGAAAGAAGAAATATCATGAGGATTTTGGAGAAAAGTATGAGCAAATGATGAAACAAACAATCATTGCATTTCTAGAAGATTGTAGCATATTGCTCATTGCTGATGGTTTTGATGAAATTCCCAATCTTTCAGTGAAAAAAAATATCGAGAGAGATTTTTACGAATTATCTACAGCTTTAAATAAATCCAAATTTATCCTAACATCAAGAACCAATGATTTCTCTATGCGATTATCCCAAACTGATATGTTTGAGATTTGCCCATTAAACGATGAACAAATAAAAACGATAATAAGCAAATGGATTACAAAAAAAGAAGATGTTTCCAATTTTCTCAAACAAATTAAACTATCTCCATTTTATGATACAGCAATGCGTCCATTAACACTCTCTCATTTATGCGCTATTTACGAACGTAAAAGGGCAATTCCATCTAAACCACGCTATGTCTATGATTTTATTATTGAATTATTGCTTGAACGTTGGGATCAAGAAAGAGCAATAATAAGGCCATCTGAATATGCTGATTTTTATATCGAAAAAAAGAAAGAATTTCTTGCCCATCTATCTTATCTTTTAAGCTATCAAATGAATATAAATGTTTTTAGTTCAGATGATATTCGAAAATGCTATAAACAGATTCATACTACTCATAATTTACCAAAATCCCAAGCGACCAAAATTGTGAGAGAAATTGAAAGTCATACGGGTATTTTTGTACAAACAAGTCAAAACCTATATCAATTCTCCCATAAATCACTACAAGAATTTTTAACTGCAAAATACATATGCAGCCTATCACAAATTCCATCGAACTCAATCATAAATAAATTACCAAATGAAATAGCAATAACAATTAGTCTGTCATCTTGTTCTGATTTCTATTTTATAGAATTCAACAGATCATTTTCAGAATTTGATCCTGAATTCTGGAAAACATTTTTAACTCGGTTAATAGATGAAAAGCCTGATTTTAGCAATACCCCTTCAGTAATAATATTTTTTCTCATTCAAATTAGAACAAATCAAAGATCTTTCTTTAAAGATGCTTTATTAAAGTTATTTGAATCGACTAATTTGAAACAAGTATCAAAATCTTTATTTCTTGAATATCAAGAATCTCAAGATATTGGAGATTACCTAATATTGGTTAACAAAAAATTAAAAAAACAATTAAAAGACAGAAATTATTATCCATCTCAATTATATATTGAGAAGAAGATATACCATATTCTTAAAGAATGATTATATGCCCAATGTTGAATTCAACCTGAAATAAGACTACTTTTTATTTTATATCAGATTGAAAATTAGATAATAAATTTATATTCTTAGTAATTGCATCTAAAGGTAATATTCTAAGATTATTTTCAGTCCATTCTATAGTTTCTATCATTTGTTTTTCATGCATAATTTTCACTTTAAAAGTTAATATTTTCTCCTCACCTTGAACACTTAAAAGATTTTCTTTATCATCTCCTATATAAGTAGTTATATAAGATTTCAACAAATATGCTATAGTACAATAAAAGAAACGATTATTATTTCTATATTCCAGAATTCCAAGATCAAATATTTGTCTTGGAATTATTTTTTCAATTTGAATCACAAGTTCCTGTACTGTATATTGTTTAGACACAATTTTTTCATAAAAATCATACTCACAAATTCGAAAATAGGTTAATAAACATAGTAAATCAGCACATATATTATGTTTGTCATCAAACATCACTAAAGCCAAGTAAACATTAGTGAATATTTTCTCTATTTGTCTCAACGTTGTTTTTTTAAATTTAAAAATAGAAGTTGCTATTATAAATAAAGATTCCAAATCATCTGTTCTATGATAAGTCGATTTTAATTGATAAAAGAAAGAATTAAATCCATAATAATCAAATAAATACTTGCAATATCTTTCAATATCAGGATCAGGTAAAACATATTCAATATCTATAAATCTTTTTAAATATTCATCAGCATCAATCAAGTTGCTCCCATAATATCCACGTATAGAATTACACAATTGCCTTTTATCAATAGATAAGACAAATATAACATTAGGAATATTAAAAAGATGTTTAATTCTCTCCAGCACTTTCACTGCATAATAAGGATTACATCGGTCAAGCTCATCAATAATAAATACCAATGGCTTCTTATCACATACTTCATCAACATACTTTCCTAATCTCTCACGAAATTGAGCTAAACTATTCTTCTGTTTTTCATAGTTTTCTATTTCTTTTTTCAATATTTCGGCAGCTTCTTCCATGCTAGCACCTAAAATATCCACGACGTCTTCTCCTACATATCTCTTAATCACCCCCTTAGCCATTGATGGAGCCGCTTTTAATGCAATTTTACATGCTGTATTTATTACTGACATTAGGCTATCTTCTGCTTTTTTATAAATATCAATCTTTTTAAGTTCACCAAGTAAACCAATAAGAGGATCTGAAATGAAATCATATTCCCAAGCATTAAAGTATAATGTATGAAAATTATCTAATTCAAGATAAGCTTTCCACATTTCCACAAATGTAGTTTTACCTGTCCCCCATTTTCCATTTATAGCTAAAACAAGTCCATTTTCATATTCAGTAATGATAGCTTTAAGTATTTCAGCGTACTTTTCCCGGTCTAACTTACAATTTTCAAAAGGGTTTTCCACGGGTATTTCTAATTTTTCAAGTTTATATTTCATAAGATGAAGTTTTTGATTATCCTGCTTACAAATATAATTATATTTTTTAAAATTTATTAATATCATATTATTCTTTTATAGAACTTAATCTTAAATTCTCAAGAAACTATTCAAGCCAATCCAATTCTCTATTATTTGATGATCGTACCTATAAGAATAAAATTCAAAAAATTATAATCGTCCATAGTAAATACATAACTTAATCTCACGATCACCAGTATCAAACTTATGACAACGAAACTTTCGATGAGTCAAAGCACATCCTTTGCGCTCAATATCATTCTCACAATACCTGCGGCTATGCGAAAGGGATTTTACTCCACATTTCGCAAATACCTTGCAGTCCTGACGGGGTACAGGCTGAAAAACATTCATAGATCAACCTCCTATGATTTCTTTCGCCCAGTCTATTTGCCAGCGTTTGAGGTAAGACTGCCAACAGCCGTTAAAGCGTGACCAGCGAAAACTGTTGTGTTTTAGTTGAGTTCTGACATTCTCATCTGGCTTTCCAGGAAAGAATAATTGCAGTCGATTTTCTTGATAGTTTTCAACTACACGAACGTTGCCTATCTTATACTCTTTATCCTCAGTAACTTTCATCTGTTTGGTTTTCTCCAACTGGCCTTTAACTCTGCGAATATTGGCCCCATTGTTGGTAATGGAACAGCTTGGAAAGCCAATTTCTCCCATGGAATTAGGAGTAAAGGCTTCCCTAACACCATTTTCAGAGTACCCCAATTCAATTAACCTATCATGCTTTTCAATATCAGATAACTTCTTTGACCGGATGATCTTATTGGTTTCTTTCATCGTTTCCTGCTTTTTTTTCAGATCTGCTAATTTCGACTCCAAACGTTCTACAGCATCATCATCGCCAAGATAGACTGCATCATTGCTTTCTGCCGCTACGGCCTTCTGTTTAAAGTACTCGGCTTTACGAGAAAGCTCGATACTTTTATCCATTTTTGCACCTATTTTCTCACGATATTTACGGTCTGCCAGTCCGTGAATAGGTTGTCCCATTGGAATAATACTTGCCATCTCACTTGATTGTCTGCAAGCTACATCTGATTCAACACTGCTTTTTATTGCAAGTTCTCTGTACCTGTCGGCTCTCGCCTCTTGTCTTTCTTTTCTGTTCATAATTCTTTGGTTTATTGGTTTGACTTATATAGAAAGCCCACAGCTATTACACTGTGGGCTTGCAACTATTTCTTTGACGGAAGATCATCAAATAATCCAGGCTCCCGGGGAATTAAAGCGTCAAATTCCTGTTGGAAAAACTCTGCCTTTGTCCGGCCTTGCTTCTTCCCTACCCTTGTATGTACATCGTAGGTATAGGCAGGAATAGAAATAGGATACCGCCTCACGTCTTCAATCCACTTTTCAATATCAACTTCCCTCCTGTCGTAAATGAAGTTTTGCAGATGGTCTGCATCCCGGCATTTCCTACACTCACAGAGGATAATCACAGCTTTACTGACAAAGATGCGTCCTTTCGGCTGAGGAGCCTTTTTATTGACGAGCTCATGCCCTTGCCATAAAGCCTCAATTTCTTTGGTTATGATACCGAAGCAATCCTCAGCGCTGATGGTGAATAATCTCTTCCAAACATAATCCCTATAACCACTCGTCCAAAGCTCCAAGGCAAAAAAACCGGCAACACCGGTATCAGCTCGCCTGATGGCTTTTTGCATGGCAGAACTCACCTCATAGAAATCATATCCTCCAACTGTTCTAATAATCATAATTTCAATTTAATTATTTGACTTTTAGTTTATTACATCAGTAAAATTAATCATAATTGACGGAAATAGCAATCAGAATGAACGCCATTTAAACGCCTTTTTTACAGACTGTTAGAATTTGAATTTGCAGGAAATATTATACTCTACAAGCTGCTTTGTCTTATCCTTTCCGTTATTGGTAGCACTCTTCAACAAAATACTATCACCAAAATTCTTTTTGATGAAAAGAATAGATCTACGCTCTTCTTCCTGATTGCGAATGGAAGCTAAACCACCGGCATTGACGAACGTATTCTTCTGCTCAAAATTATAGCGTAAATCCGTCAATATCCGGCGCTCCTTATACTTCATATAGCAGCTTATCCAAAAGTCTTCCTTAAGCCTTATTTCCTCGTTCCACCACGTATTTTTATTATAGATAACACCATAGGAACAACCGGTTATCATTTTCGAGAGAGAAAGGAATCCAGTCTCATCATACATCACAGGAGATATCCGGGAAGTAAAGCCAAACAAGTGAACACCCATCAACTTTGCTATCTCATGCAATGACAGGATCGCATGAGTTATCTGGTTTTTATCCTTTATCCGGCAAGACTCGCCCTTCTCTGAATAGATAGCCTTACAGGCGTGAACATCATCATCAAGCATAAATAACTCCTTGAAATACTTTGCCATCCAGTTACGCTTTGGAATAAGCCCGACCACATCATCAGGATGGGTTACTATTTCACAGTCCGGATTAAACTGCCGGTACAAATCTGCCTGGCTCTCAGCAACACAGATTATTGGATCGTTCACCAATTTTTTAGCGAACACCCGGTCATGGCGCTTATGACTTGGTATTACTATCTTGCAGGACATGGCGAACGTCTTTAATGTCAACAACATTGGATTTACCTACTTTCCCGGTCTTGTACGATTTCATGTGCTGCATATCCAGCCTCTCACGGAGCCAGTTACTATCAACCTCATTGCTTGAAATGATGATGAATAACTCGTGTTTTTCGTCATACTTTGGGATAAGAGGATAAACGGCCGTATCATCTGATATTGAGTCGAAACGCTCTTTAAATTCTTCAACCGACTTCTCCGGCTCAAATTCCATACCCCAATCTTGCAACTCAGATTTATCCCATTCATTTTGCAGAATATCGGTATCATTCTCACCAAAGCTGATATTGTCCTTCGCTGCGTATTCGCGCAACTTCTTAACAGCAACATCAGGTGCCAGGATCTTACAAGGTAGCTCAGTATAGCCGAGCTCCTTGCAGGCCCGTAAGCGAAGATTGCCACAAACGACAATGTATCTACCCATATACGGATAGACAATCAATTCTCGCAACTCAAGCATTTCCGGACAATCGGAAATACTTTTCTTCATCGCCTCATAGCGATAATCACGGAAAAAGCGCGGGTTCTTTGGAAGCCCGGCAAGCTGCCCCTTGTTAAAGTCCAAGAGGGTAATGGAAATAATCTCTGTCATAACTAACTATTTTATTCAACAACACAAAATCAACATCTCTATAGTCAGTACGACAACCCTAATCCTCTCGCTGAGCGTTGAAGTTTATCTTATCTTTAATAAGCTGCTCAATATCCCTGCAGCCAATTCTTTGAAGATAAGTCAACGAAGCAATGATAATATCAGCAGCTTCTTCCTCACACTCCGAATACTTTGGAATATGATTACTACGATACTCGGTAGCTTCACACAGCTCACGCCACTCTTTGGATATTGCCGTAATAATGGCTTTGGGTGAGCTGTGCTTACCTATCTTGCCTCTCTTTATTGCGGTTCTGTAGCATTTAACCGCGAGCTTGTTTAAGGTTATCATAACTATCAGTTTTACAAGTTATTTTACAACTTGCGTGTACATGAAACATACACGCTTACATCCATACTTTACACGAAATTCCTCACGGGAAATATCTATGTCATTCGTAGGCTTATTTAGATTTTTAATGATGGTCTTCTTATCAGAATCATCAAATAATTCAACTCGATTTATTATATACTTCATTATTATTGCTATTCGTCAATTGCCCTTTCAAATTCATCGTACCCTTCGCATTCAAGAAAAGCATTTAAAGCAGTATCTTTACTGCACATTGAATCATACGTTGTCTTTTCCACACATACAACATTTTGTGTATTGAGATACATTTCCAAGTGCATTACCTCTAAATCATTTTCCTTTAATAATTTTGCAATAAGCTCGTTACTATCCGCAAAAGGATTAGTCGGCATCAACTCTAAATCAGCTTCCAAAGCATAATCTGGTATGACTTTCCCATCAACTTCTACACGATATAAATCTTCTTGCTTATGTCTGATTATGCCCGTTTTTCCTACCATATTAGGCATAATCGGACAATCTAAAATTCTCACTCTATCACCTACTTTAAATTTTGTTTCCATATTCATTATTGTTTCGTTTTACACTATTTGATTTTAAAATATTCACTACAGACAAAACCCTTTCGAGGGGTAAAGTCCTTAAACTCACAACTTCTAAAAATCCACTTCTTATCAGCCCATCCGGCTAAATCCTTTTGCCATTGCGGTATAATCTGATGTGGGTTATTCAAGTCTCTATAAGGTTGACAATGTGGTAAAAACCGACCGCCTTTTATTCGCCAATGATTAACGCGAGTAAATGCTTCCTTAAAATCATTCAATAGAATACAGTAGAATAAGTATTCTCCTTTGTATCCATATTTATCAATCAAGGCTGTTGCACGTTCGCATTCTGTTATCTGTCCGGGAGTATCACAACCAAACCGAATTCGTTTTATCCATTTGACCTTTACAAGAAGTCGGGCCACTTCGTCTGTTACAAGACGAGCATCCAAACCTTGGTTAAAGTCCACTCGAAGTTTTAATCTGATAATCTTTTCTATCTGTTGTAATCCATATTCGGAAGCAAGCACATTGTTATCCATCAGAATAATATTCTTTCGTTCATGGGCAATTTCTTCTACATCCATATAGGGAGCAATGCTACCTTCTTTTTGAGGGACTACACACCACTTACAGCGATTAGGACAGCCACGAGTAAGGAAGCCATAAGCCAAAGTCTTATCGATATTGTATAGATCGTAGTCCGGAATTATTCTATCAACTTCTACCGGAAGAAGCTTACTTATGTCATATCCTGTACCTCCTTTCTCGACTTGATCGGCATTGATGTAGTAGCCGTAATCCGGTGTAAAGCTGAATACTTTTGCCATGTAAACCTTATCATACGAACACAAAGGATTATACCACTCAACATTATCACCTCTTGCCTTGTGCCATGCACTTATCTTCATCAAAGCCAGATTAGGATAATGACTATCAACCGCTAATATTCCGATGTTCATTACCTTATATTTATTCAGTTATTTGTTAATCTTCTTCATCATCTGAATCAATATTAAAAACTATTGACTCATCATACACTGACTCATTATTAATATCCCAACTAATCAATATTTCTGTGGCTTTGAACTCATTATTCCACTCTGTTTCTTCTAATTTCACTCTGACATAGAAATCCTTATTCTTACTAAAAAACAATCTTGCTGCCACTGCGTATTCATAGTTAAAATTGCCACGAAAACGAATGCTCAATTTGCCTCTTTTAGACTCTTTTTCTATCTCATGCTTCAATTCCTTATAAGCTGCTAAATACCGATTTCGCCTTTGCTTACGATGATAATTGAAATACCTTTTTCTTAGTTTATTGATATTCATCTTTGATTATTTTTTAGGTTTTAATCTTTATAATCATTCATGCTACCCCAACCGCCAAATATATCTTCGTCAGTTTCACCATTGAGCCGGGTACGTTCTATTTCTTTATTCATACTATGTGAAAACCCTGTCAAATCTCCTAACGAGAGGCAACCAAATGATGAACATTCTTGTGTCCTAATTCTGCGCGTTCTGTGTATTCTGTATTTTTCAATACTATTGAATATTGGGCCGTCCTTTTCAGACATTTTGTAGGATGTATATTCTCCATTGAATGTAAACGGTGTTTTTAACATTTCCAATGCTTCTCTGTCCTTTATATGCTTGTACATCATTTCAACTGGGAAAGTCATAGGCAAGCGTTCTTTCTTAATCATTATGGCTATCGCATCATATATCGCCTGCTCTTCATCAGTTAACTTAAACCAATTTAGATTCTCAAAACACCACATGATGTAACCTATGTGGGTAAGTATGATATATTTTATTTCTTGACCTTTGTACTTGCCAAAGGTTAAAGTCCTTTCTTGCTTCATTTCTACTTAGTTTATAAGTCAGATTTCATTGGTTACTTCATCTTGATGGGAAACATAGTACGGTTGTCCGAACTCTTTGCCATTAGTAAAATCAATACACTGTAGCCTATTTAAAGCAGAAGTAAAGCATTGATTATCATAGTCGCATATAATCCTGCTTGCATGTGATATATGACGTAGACCATTTGCACATTCTTGTATTATTCTGGCCCAATAAGGCATTTCAAGAGCACATATGTTTAATATCCGCTTTCTTACAAGTTCACAGGTTTGAATATGCTGTTGGAGATAGCCACTACCATTCTCAAAAGCACATCCTTCATTGGGACGCGGTTTCAATAAAGACATGGCTGCTTCAACCTCAGCACATAGATGTTCATAGTGAATACAATCATTTTTATCGGCGAATCGGCTATTGTCATCAGCAATATATATAGTTTTTTCTATCATAATTTCTTCTGATTTAGAAAAAGAGGAAAACGTTAGGCTTCCTCTGTGTTAGTATTATCAAGTTCTTTCAGTTGAGCAGTGAGCTTCTTTTGTTTCTTCTCAAATGAGGAACCAAGCTTTTTGCTTAATTCAATATATTCATCCGGATACTGTTCTGAGAACAAAAGATTCTGGCACTTCTGCAAATAAGGATAGAAGTTGACATTGTTATCTGATAAGGATTCAGCGATAAAAGCTCGATACCATTGTACCCTATCAGCTTGGTTATTCTCAACATACTTCACAAAATCACTCTTTTTATCATATTTATCCAAGCCAAGTGATTTAAGAAAAGAACTCTTGCAGTGGCTGAGAACCATCACATCAAATACAAGCTGTTCATTGGTGGTTAATTCAACTTTTCGCTCATGGTAGGGCTTTTCTTGTGCCCAGGTGCGCAGGGTTTCAGCAGTCTTTTCCACTACGATCTCTTTTGCCCTTTTCAATTGGGAATTAATTTTCTCCCTCTCAATATCTTTAGGATCTGCAAGAGCTGATGTGCTGGAAGCAATATCTTTTCTAATATAGTAATACAGAACATCAAACTCTGGCCCACAATAATCAAAGCAAGATATGCAACGGTAAATTTCAGAATCATCCAGCATCTTTTGAATACGTTCGTCCTCTTCATTATACCAACATTTACTTTTAAAAACTTCATTCGGGGTAACAATACAATATCCCAATTGTCTTACAGCTTCCATTGTATTGTTGTACTGAGCTTGTTTTTCCTCTCCCCAGTAAGTTTCTGGGCCATTGTCAATAATGACAGTTTTCCCGAATGCCATCGGCTCACCATGCTTGACAAGATTCTCACTTTCTGCCTGTATTCTACGCAGGACATAAGCAATTTGTTTCTTCTTGTAGCATACAGGATTGGTACAATTAGCCTTTTCACTGTTCATTTCATAGAATAAACACCCATGATTTGCTGTACTAAACTCACATTCAGCACACGGTTTGAATGTACCATTATCCCAGATATCTGCATTATCCTTAATCCAATCGGCTCTATCCAGTTCCATAAAGGAATTACTCACAAATCTTCTGATCATAGCCACATTACACTGTCCTTTATTATCTTTGTGGAACTTTACCTGTTCGGTATCATCAAGTTTAGACAGGATCATTGCACCGGAAATTGGAATTTCACCATCTCTAACCCGGGCTTTCAAATCTGGTATGAGACCATTCAACTTTACACGGTCGAAGACAAATCGGGTTGACTTACCAAATCTCAGTGCTATATCTTCCAGTGTACGCCCTTTTTCAATTAACTGAGAAAAGGCAAAAGCCTCTTCGATGGGATCAACGTCTTTTCTTTGCAAGTTCTCGGTAATCATTGCATCAAAAGCCTCATCATCTGTCATCTCTCTGACAATGCAGGAAATCGTTTGATACAACTCTGCTTTTTTGCGATGGGCCTTGATTTTGGCTATGTTCTCTTCATCTTCCTTTGCTTTCAATCGTTGAAAAGCACGGAAACGGCGCTCACCGCAAACAATCTCGTAAGTGTCTTTCACATTAATAACCTCACCGGTATCTTCATCCAAATATGGTGCCTCAGATGTAGGTCTGACGGTAATAGGTTGTAATAGACCTTGTTTCTCAATATTGGCTGCAAGTTCTTCAATAGCAGCTTCATCAAAAGTCTTTCTCGGATTAAGTGGTGAAGCACTGATTTTTTCGATTTTAATTTTCTGTATTTCCATAATTCAAAAGTTATATTGGTTTGACTTTTAGTTCCTTACATCAGTAAAGTTATCGTAAAATGACAAGTTATGCAAACAGAAACTTCGCCATTATAACGCCATTTTCATAAGGGTTTATAGCGTATCTGAATGAAACCTATTTTTTCAGTTTCACGAAGCAATTCCATGTCCTCATCTCTAATATCTGCTACAGTTTCCCCATTTACGGTTATGCCTGACGGCAGATTAAACCGCTTCCTAATATGCTTGATGCACTGGGCATTTTTGGTTTTCCAGTATATTGTCAACTTCATGGTTCTATTGGTTTTATTTCACCTCGCTTTAAACGCTCTCTATACCAGGTATCAGGATTGTAACCTTCAGGAACTACATAGCCTTTAGGCAATTCTCTACTTTCTAAGTAAGCCTCCTGCTGTTGCCTATGAATATACAATGCTATTTCATTTCTCCATTGTGGCAGGAATTCTTTAAAAAAAGCGTTGCCTATTCTCTTGGTATCAAACGATTGATAAGAATTATCATATCTTCCAGCCTTATATCTGCCAAAAAAAAGCATGAGTTCAGACAATTTATATAGCCTCACCTCTGCTGAGAAGGTTTCAGAGAATATGGCAATGCTATTTGCAAGTTCCTTGTCTTTACTCGGTGAAGCACCATACAAGGCCGTTACATGTATGTGAATCCAGATTGTTGAGCTTCCTTCGCCATACAATTTATCATAAGTTAGAAGTGTTGGACATTCAGCCTTAAAAGCCCTTTCCGGATAATTCAAGGTATATCCCCATAGATTAGGGGCATATACCCTCTCTACATCAGAACGGTTTGGGAATTTCGTCAAAAAGGCCTTGTTCTCTTCGCTGAATACAGTCGTTAAGGAGTTGCAATGCGTATTCATTAGCTTCCTGCTTGCTTGAACCTGTGCCTCGATTGTTTTCATAAGTTTTATCTTTATTTGCCCATGTAGCAAGACGCTTTGCAACTTCCCATGTCGGTTGTTGTTCAAATCTCATCTTTGTACATGTTTTATTCATCTCAGACCAATAGTCAAAAAAAGCCCGTATCATCTCTTTCCCGTATTTATCAATAAAAGAAATGAGAGATTCACCAAATTCCCGCTTTCTTTGAAGAGTAGCGGCTTTAGCCGCGTCCTTCTTTGATACTCCGTTAGGAGTATTTTCTTTCTCTTCTTTCTTCCCTTTCTTAGTATTTGTGTCACCCGTGTGTCGTTCTTCCATAGGGTGTGTCATTTGCTGTGTCAATAGCTGTGTCACTTGCTTACGTAAAGCACTGATTTCCTTTTGAATACTCGTGTCACTTATTGTGTCATTTGCTGTGTCACCAGTATTATAGTCATCATACTTACACAAAGTGATGATATTAACACCCTGATCCTTGCTAACCTCAATCATTCCTTCTTTTTTTAAATAGGAAAGGAAAGTTCTGATACGTCTTTCAGTCCACCGCCAACGCTGTGACAGGAATCTTATGGATGCTGGGTATTGCCCACGTTGATAGGACACTTCTCGACCTCCGATACTCACCTTTCGGGGCGTTGCCTCAAATCGTGCAGATTGTATTAAATCTAACCACGCTTCGCAACTGCTAAAAGTCCGGGCTTCATTCCACAACTCATTCGAGAAGAACTTGCGGCTTAGTTTTATATATCCTCCGTCCATAGTATTAATAGGGCTACAGCCCTTTTTCCTTTTTCAGCCTTATCACCTCTTTCTGATAATGTTTAATCAGTTCCTTGTATTCAAAGTCTGAATAATTACGGTGAACATGCTGTTTAGATTCAAGTAAAAGCACTCTTTTCTCTCCATACTTCGCTACAAGCCTACGACGATAGCTTTGAATATTTCCTTCCATGAAACGGTTACAGTGCCGGCATTGGGCATTGCAATTCATTTCATCGAAGCGTGTACTCATGTGTTGGCGGTTAATGAAATGACCACAGTCAGCCTGTTTGAATGGTTTCACTTGCCCACATGAAATACAGCAGAAATATCCGTTAGGCATCGTATCTCTTAACCGGATAAACATGCTGAATACCTTATCCAACTTCTCTTTCAAGTTTGGTTGCTTTTCCACCTTGACACCAGCTTTTTCAAAAAGTGGCATCTTATTCTCTTTCTTCTTATATTTCTTCCAAAGCATGATAATTAAAAGTAAACGTTAGTTAGTTGCCGGCCGCGACTCATAACACACCACTTCCCTTTTTCCGGCTGTTCAACACGTAGATCCTCGACTTTACCGAAGCGTCTGTAATTTCCACATAAATCAATCAACCAACCCTCTTTACCGGGAGCTGGACGAATAACACGACCTACCATTTGGTAATAGAGAGATAGAGATTTTGTAGGGCGCACAAGAACAACAGTGTCAAGCTCAGGATAATCAAAGCCGGTTGTCAACACACCGACATTGGCGAGAACTTTTATTTTCCCAGATTTGAAATCTCCAAGAATCCTATCTCGTTCATTAGCCGGAGTCTCACCGCTGACAAAAGCACTGCCAGGAATAGCAGATGCAATCATTTGAGCTTCCCGAGTAAACATTGTGAATATTAGGATACCTTTACGGGGAATACCGGATTTAGGGCGTAAGAGACGTTTCACCGTATTAGTGATGTAACTATATATATCTACTCGTGCAAACTCTGCAGACAAGCTCTTTTCATCATAATCGGCACCAGTAGTATTACTTCTTACACGGGTAAGGTCTATCCTTGTCAAATCATAATAATTCAATCTTGCAAGAAAACCTTTAGCAAGCAATTCACTAACTTGGCAATGGTAAATCACATCCGAAAAGATTTTCGGCCGGGTTCTCGTTATAAACTTGAGCATTGCACCTCCACCGCTTGTTGATAAACGGTAAGGTGTAGCGGTTAATCCTATGATTTTCCGTTGTACATCTTCAAAAAAGGTCTTATACATCCCACCGTTTGAATTTACCAAATGACACTCATCAACAATAACATATTTGAAGTGCTTGAAAAAATCCATGTGCTTAATTACACTTCCTATCGTAGCAAATGTAATTCGGTTAATATCCTTTCTATTGAGTGATGCAGAGTAAACAGCACAATCAAAGATTCCATACGACTGGATTTTAGCAAAATTCTGTTTTAAAATCTCTTTACTTGGCTGAAGAACAATCAAAGGACTCTCAATCTTTGATGCTATATCAGCAATTACGAGAGACTTTCCGGCACCGGTGGGAAGTACTAAAACTGAATTCTTTTTAGTCTTGGACTTGAAAGCATTGACAGCGGCAGCACTTGCCCTACTTTGATAATCTCTTAATTGATATGTCATAATCTGATATGATATTTATGCACTTTCTCATGGCAACCACCACAAAGGGTAACGAGACAGTCAAGGTGTTTAAGCTCATGCCCTACTATCGACTGACCGTTAACCCTATACTTTTTGTGATGAATCTCTAAATTGAAGTCTTTACCGCACATCTGACATCTATGCCCATCTCTTATGCGAACTTTCCTCTTAGCTTCCTCCCACTCAGGATTTGCTAAGAGGCTTTTGACATATTGGGATTTTCTGCCTTTTTTATGCTGTAATCTACTCATCGTCTTCCGGATCGTCGTCTTCCCCATCAAAAGGATTCTCACCTAAATCTTCCGACAGTGCATCCTCATCATCAACAGGACGTTCAACCTCCGGATACTCAAGGCCGAACAAATCAAGCATGGCTTTGCGATTTCTGTCTTCCTGAGCCCACAATGAGCGCTTATCCCATGCAGGGATTTTTTCTCCCTTGACCAGCGTTAATTGGCCATTCACCCAAGAGTAATAGATGAAATACCCATTCAAGGCGAAACGAACGGTATTCTTGCTTGAAAGCTGATAATCTTTCGTACCTTTCTTTACTTCGGCAGCCAAATCCTTTATTTCAGTCTTTATCGCTGCAAGACGTTCTTGGGCATCACTCTTGATTTTCTTTGCACGCTCGATGGCTTCAAGCAATTCCCTCTCACGCTTTGGAACTTCATTCTCCTGCTTTATACAATATTCCTCGCGGATTTCATCAATCTCAAACGCATCAAGAATACGTTGACTGATTTCACTTTCCGGGAACGTAGCGTTGAAGTTTTCATTCACCAGTTTAATTATCTCATCGACATTTGTCGAACCCTCGAATAAGACCGGGGGAAATGTTTCCCGAATAGCCTCGGGAATTACGAACTCAATAATGTTGGGTTCGTAATCTCTTAAATTAGCAATCATACTCTATTAATTGATTTTTAGTACCGATTTTGGTACTCATGAATAAAATCTAAATAATGCTGGTCCTCAGGCAACGGAAGGGTTATGCCAAATTCGGAAGCGGCGTCTATCTTAACGCTCTCCATAAAGTTGTGCATTTCCAAAGTGTTGAGCTTACTTGTACCTCTGACAATTACCTCTACTTTCCCATTAACATTGACTTGTTTTCTAAGGAATTTCTTACAATAGATATCGTGTAGGTCTTGAATACCATCGCCGGAGCTCCAATATTCTTCCCCAGTGTATTCACGCAAGCAAGCACCAATACACTGAAACCATTTCCACATAAGTGCATTTTGATTCAACGTTCTTGGCTGTGTCTTGCGCTTAATAGTGATTGTATATTCACCATTGCGCAAGGTACTACACATAAACTCAAAAGACTTATCCATCTGGACTTTACCATCCTTCTTGGTTAAGGTTGCTTCCATGGTTTAGTGTATTGGAAAAGGTAAATCATTCTCAGTTAGATTGTCATTAGACGGCATTTGACCTTGCCCCCATTGATTATAATTCACCTGGCCAGGTTGATTTTGTTGATTCGTAGAATATTGAGGTGCTGGCTGGGGTTGATAGACCGGAGCAGGAGGCGGTGCAACGTGTTGAGGTTTGGGTGATAACATCTGCATGTCATCGACAAATACCTCAGTTACATATCTTTTAACTCCCTTATTATCATCATAACTACGTGTGCGTATCTTTCCTTCAAGATATAGCTTGTCTCCCTTATGGACAAATTTCTCAATCGTTTCTGCAATACCACGCCAAGCAACAATGTTGTGCCATTCTGTGCGATCTGGAACCTGAGTGCCATTTTGCATTTTATACCCTTTTTCTGTTGTGGCAAGTGAGAAGGTGGCCACCTTTATACCACCTTCCAGCGATCTTACTTCTGGGTCCTTGCCAACATGCCCAAGAAGAATAACTTTGTTCACACTCATTTTACTTCCTCCCTTATGGTTATACGAATGCTGTCAGCTTTTTGTGCTGACTTCAAATATTTTACATACAGTTCCGGGTAATCCTCTTGGAACCTTTTTGTATCAAAGCTCTTACTTTGAGAAGGTGGAGTATAACTAACCTTCATCCGACCGGCATCCCATGATTTAACACCATTTTCTCTCATCGCAGTTTTCAGCTTCTCTTTATACTCCTTTTGCCTCTCAGAAATAAAACTGGCTTGTTCCTCCATTTCAATGATAGTATTAACCAGTTGCATCGGAATGAGCAGCTTTTCATCAGCAGGAACAAGAGTTGTAGTTAGGAACTGCTCTCCATTGATTTCACATTCCATCAACCTTTGTACTTCGACATCGGATTTACGCACAATCGGAACTAACTCGGATTTATCGCCTCTCAGCCAAACACCGAATAGTTTATCGACCTTGATTAATGGATTCTGCATTTCAAAGAGATACGCATAGATTGATAGTTGCCAACTCAAATATTCTTTATCCAGGTTATAAGTGGTTTTAATATCAGCAATGCTGATCCTTTCATCCTTGCTCCACACACAATCAATATTGGATGCAAAATACTCGTTATCCGAAACGGTATATTCGTTAGCAACAACTTTATAGCCGGCATTCATTCTCTCTTTGAGGTAATTTTCAGCTTCCACACTCTCAGGTGGCAACCCAGTACAATCAACAAACTGGCACTGACCATGAATACGGCTTCCTTTTTCGGCAGCCCTCTTCAAGACAAATTCCGGAACTTCCTTGTATTTGTCCGGGAACAGTTGCCGGCTTATCATGCCAGTAATACCCTTTAATTCCTTATCACCGAGAAAATAGGTGTGGTCTTCTTCATTGAAAACCACACTTGACTTAACTAAATCTATCATTGTTGAGCATAAATTTTGCCCATATCCATACAGGCGTTTTTGAATTCATTGTTATTTTTCAAAGCAGGATATTTATTCCAGACTTCAACAAGTTCTTTATGGCTTTTAACAGCTCGCATTTCCTTCACAGCACGGTCTAACTCAGCCCCAGTAAATACAGCTCCTGAACCTTGAACCGGAGTAGAAGGCTTAATCACTTTCTCTTTGGTATTACCGAACGTAAATCGCACATTACCTTTATTATCGACAATAACCAATAGAATAATTTCCTTTTGGTCATTATACTCAATTTGCTTGACACTGAACTTTGTATAAAGTCCTATAGAAGAACCTTTCTGATAGATTTCACTCTTATCGAGGTGAATCCAAATGGACGGTCCCGTATAGAGTTCCCTTCCAAGTCCCCAGTTAAAACCGGCACGTTTAAAAGCATCGCTGGCTTCCCCTTTTTGAGCCTCAGTCTTGGATTCTACACCAACATCCTGCTTGCTTACCCATTCTTTCTTTTCACTATCCCAGATGGATAATGTGCAGAAGAGATTTCCGTTAACGACATCATGAGTACGTTTCCAATTCATGGGACCGAATACCTCATCAAGCAATCGCATATCCACCCTTGCATCTTTGTAGAGCAACAAAGAACAGCCTGAACCATCAGGTTTCATAGTTCCAACCCTGCATTCTATCTCGGATGCCAATAAAGGTCTGATAGATTTGAATTTATTATCTGCACTAACAGTTGCAGATTCTACTTTTTTTCCAGCCATAATTTTTAATTTATTGGTTTGACTTTTAGTTCCTTACATCAGTAAAGTTATCGTAAAATGACAAGATAGGCAAACAGAAACTTCGCCATTTTAACGCCATTTTTATAAGGGAAAATAAGGTAATTTAGGACTTATCCTCTGCCCTATTTCAAGCTGTCTATAATCATTCAGCAACTGTTTGCTAAAGTTGATCACACGTTCACAGGTTACCTCCGAAAACATTCCAATATGAGTATATTCAGCAGGTATTTCCAGTATATGAGACAACCAGGTATAAGCCTCATGTCGTGTCATGTATTTATTCATCCAGATCTTATCGAAATACTCATGGGCTTGATGCTTTAGTTTCCGTAGCCGCTTTTGAGCCAGGCGACCAAGCGCCCTATCAGTCCCTTTATGAACGCCTACATAAGCATCACAATCTCGACAGAGATAGATCATACCATAAGATATTCCATACACCTCGATACTGTCTACAAATTCAGTTTGCTGCCCACAATACGGACAAATCTTGCCTGCTATGATGAGCTTCTGTCTTTCGTTCAATTCTATGTTACTCATAATATCAAATTAAAAGCCCCGAAGCGTATTCTTCGGGGCATAACACATGATAACAACTTCAGCTCTAAAGAAACACCCATGCAGTCTTTCGGCGTCTTTTCCGTCGTGTCAGCCAAAATCAATACTGGCAGCCCGTAAACAACATGAGCCTTTTTGTTTCTATTTCGCTTCTTCCATCCTAAAGGCTTGTGGACGGTAACGGATTTGAACCGTTGACCTCCGCTTGTGGTGCTCTCCCATTAAGCTAAGAATCATCCTGAGAGAATCGAACTCTCAACCTTCCACCACACACGGTGCTCTATCCAGACTG